CCTTTACATACAGGAAAACGAGGTGGGGGTTTTTATTATCCATCTGAAGTAGGTACCGATATTCCTGAGGTTGATGCAGCTAAAGAAGATATTCCTATTGGGGAGGAAGTTGAACGTGAAGTAGTAGCCGCCGAAGCTGCTGGAGCGATGATTCCTTGGAGATCATATGCTGAGATGTTGCCTACTATAACTAAAGAAGAAGTCAGTAGACAGTTAACAGAGGGTAGGCGTCAGGGATGGGATGGGTCAAGAGATAAGACCCCAGTTACTCCAGGCGTAGTTATGCGTGATGATGAGGGCAATATTACCAGCATTTCTACTCCTGATGGTCATATGATATCTGCAAAGGAGATCGATCCTAAAGAACCGGATCGTGGTGGCAAGTCAGGTTTGGTGATTGCACGTACTGCGGATGCTGAGATACAGGCCCAATGGACTGATTCTCAGGGACATAAACAGGCAACCTATAGCTTTGAACATAATAAGAAAGCTGCAGGCAAAAAAGATGCTCAAGTAGCTGATTTGGTTGCAGTCCTTCCTAAACTTGAAAAAGCATTGAAGCGGGATATGAAAGATCCTAAACCTTTAGGTAGGATGAGACTCAATACTATTCGTGAAGCTGCGTTCACGATTGCATTGATACATGATACTTTCCGACGTGTTGGCGGTCCTGCGGGTGCCACATTAGTAACTATGGACGGTCAAGAGGGAAGACCTAAAAAGTTGGATAAGGACGGTAAGCCTGTTAGAGGACAGGTTAAAACCTACGGCATTACTACCATGCTAGGTAGACATGCAAAGGTGACTGGTAATAAAGTAACATTAGATTTCTTAGGTAAGCGTGGTATACGAAATGTAGTCACTGTGTCAGATCCTTCTCTAGCTAAAGAGTTGATACGCCGTAAGAAAGAGGTCGGTCCTAAGGGCACCCTTCTTAATATTAGTGAGGCTGCGGTAAATTCTTATTTGAAGGGTGTTACGGGACGTGATCTCTCCGCTAAAAACTTTCGTACTTATCATGGTACTAGACTTGGACTTGAAGCGTTAGAATCAATCGGTGAAGTGCCTAGCATTAAGAAATCCACTTTTGAAGTGGGCATGGTTAACCTAATTAGTAAGGTACAAAAGAAAGGCGGTAAAGACCTTACTGCTGATGAGTGGCGTGATGCTATAGAGTTATATGTAATTGAGTCTCACAATAAATTTAAGTTGAATTTAATAGGAGAGCCGGTATCTAAACGCTTGGGCAACCAGCCAAAGGTAGCACTAGATGCCTACATCAGTGATGCTATATTTGAGCAAACTTGGGATCCTAGTTTTTCTACAGAAATGGAAAAATTTATAGAAATACCTAGATTTTCGGCTAAAAAAATCGCTACAATTCAAGCTAAAATAAAAGAGCAAGCGGCAAAGGCTAGACGTAAAAAATAGAAGTAGACGTGTACTTAGGTTGTAAATTCTGCTATACTAGAGGTTAATATGTCATATAAAAAAATGAAAGCACTTTTTGAGACTCGCCACTATGCTATTCAGCGTGATCCCGTTGTTAAGTTGGACGAAGATGATGATGATGAAGAGTCTATAGACCCTAAAATAGAAGAAGCCAGTATGAATTGGGAAGATTGGTTGGATACTATAGCGGAAAGGATTATTGCCAAACGACAACGTTAGCATTTTTGATACGGCTAAAAAAGGCAAGGTAGAATATTAATGGGTAAAATAGTTGAGCCGCAGGTATTTTTAATTGGTGAGTCCCAGGTAAATAGAGAAGGTCTACAAGATTTTTTAAATCATATGGGAGCCTCAGAATGGACTTCTGATGCTGTAACTGACGTAGAGTTACTGACTGAAGCATATGGTAGAGCATGTTATAAGTCTTTTGGTACTGAATTAAATCCTAATATAACTAGGGTTAGAAGCTCTAATCAGAGCTATATATCTAATATAATTGATAAAGGCGACGGTAGTGTATTAGAGCACGGTGTCGCCAATTTCTTTTTCTGTGATGTAAGTAGGGTTTTTACACATGAATTGGTAAGGCATAGGGTGGGGACGGCCATGTCTCAGGAGTCTTTACGGTATGTACGGCTTACTGATTTAGACTGGTACGCTCCGGTATGTATTCAAGAAGATGAGCAAGCCATGACTATGTTTACTAGAACTTTTGAAGAATTATCTCAATTACAGAGAGAAATGTCGGAAATTTTTGATTTAGACGGGCCAGGGTCATTTGATCGTAAAAAGAAAATTACCTCTGCGATGAGACGAATCGCACCTATTGGTCTTGCTACCAATATTGGATGGTCTACTAACTTTAGAAATTTACGTCATGTAATTGAAATGCGTACTTCTCCATGGGCTGAAGAAGAAATTAGATTAGTATTTGGAAAAGTCGCAGAAATAGCCATTAAACGGTGGGGGAATCTATTTTCAGATTATAAAATAGAGACGATTGATGGCTTACCCTACTATACAACCAAGAATAATAAGGTATAAGTGTGATATATTAGGGTTATATCTTGTTTGGAACTGATATATTGCCGAAAAATGTTAAAACAATAGAGCTTTCGGAACAAGAAATCGAGAATATTCTCTGTCATATTCTTGAAACTATTTTGGTATATGAATATCCTACTCCAGTTATTTTTTCATCATTAACTAGATTGGGTATAGTATCTTTCCTCAGAGGCAAAGGTACTCAAGACGATATTGAAGTTCAAGCCGTAGATGTGTTCCGTCAGTTAAGTGAATTGGCTGCCACAAATAAACACTATGAATGGTTTACAGATTGGTCAAAGAAATTAGTAGACTTGGTTAAGGAGAAAAAGACAGACGAATAATGGGAATTTATTGCAATATTGAGACTTGTTTAAATTGGGTTGCATTAGAAACGCCAAAACAGATGAAGAAGAGTGCTGGATATGTACCCATTGGTAGCATTGGTATATATAATGGCAAGTGTGGTCTAGCAGCAGTATCTATAATGACTCATACGGCTCGTGGGACCTCCACCAAACAGACATTGCCGATTTGTGGAAATTATACTGTTGAGTCCTTAGAGGATTCTCCTGACAATCAATCAAAATCTTTCACTTGTTCTGAGGAGCGTTGTGCTTTTTATCTAGATAATAATCAATGTGATAAAATTAATCATAATCATGATTTGTATATAGGCTGGACTACTGCTTTTTATGGTACAGATAAAAAGGAGGTTATTAACTGTAAATCATTTGCTCATCGTAAAAGAGAGAATGCTTTTGATTGGGGGCGGGCAGCCACTGGTTTTCGTTAAATATTATTAAACAATCAATGGGAGCACTGTATGCCATTATTTCCAGAATTTAATGAAGATGAATTCTCTGTCATGGTCGATCCCTTCACTGGTCGAATAGCGTTAATCTGTCCTGCACCAATCATGACTTTTGCTGATGCTAATGAGTTTAGAAATTGGCTCTCTTATCTTTTAGAGACTATACCTACTCTCGTGAAGGCGTCTACTCCTACCGATAGTGGCCCAACTATCGATAGAGACTATGCTGCAGCGGTAATTGAATTATGGCAAGAACAAATACTGGACAACCTAAAACTGTCTCGCAAGAAGACAGAGATAAAAAAGCCCGTAAAGAAGCCCAGGAACTCTACGAAAAGGGAGTAGCCATTAGGGATATTAGCTCCCAATTGGCTATTTCATATGATGATTTAAACCAGTGGAGATTCATTGAGCAATGGGAAATCTTACCTATAGAAATTCCACAAAATACTGAACTAGATACTATCTCAGAGAAGACTTTAGCGGTATCTAATGAAGATATATCTTTATCGACAATTGAAGCCAACGAAAGATTACTTTCAGGATATCGATTAATAGCTAAGACTGCTGAAGAGGCAGTTCTTAACGATAATCTGAAATTCAAGGATAAAAAACAAGCTACAGACACACTTATAGCTAGTCTAAAAGGTCAAGTGGATATTTTAGGAGTTGATTTATCACAACAATTTTTGTTGGATGTAGCCCAAATAATACGGGAAGAAGTTCAAGATGAAGAAACCCTCAAACGGCTCGGCACCAGGTTGGTTGCCATCGGTAGACTTTACAATGCTAGGATTGGGTCTTAACGATTCCGATTTTAAAGTTGATGAGTCAGAGTTAGGCTTAGAATCACCGGAGAGTATATTTGAGACTACTCCAGTGGATTTAGAGTCATTTCTCTATAAGCCCGAATATTTAAATTTATCTATGCGTCTATCTTCACATCAATTGAGGTTTGTTGACGCTTTATCTGATATTTTTAATGAAAAACAATATACTGAGGGTGTTCTTATGGCTGGACAGGGATCCGGTAAGGACACCTGTTCTATTTTAATTGGGTTAAGAATTATTTACTTATTACAGTGTCTTAGTAGCCCTCAACGTTATTTTGGCATGGATAAAAATAGCTTTATTGATTCCATCAATGTAGCCCAAAATGCCGATATAGCTCGGAATATTTATTTTAGTACATTGTCTAATATTCTTCGTAGCTCTCCTCTTTTCCAAGCTGATTCTGGTCCTCAATCTATCGCCTGTCGCATTACTCAGCAAGCGGTTACTTTCCCCAAAAATATACGTTTGATTTCAGGTAACTCTGAAAATGAATCGTGGCAGGGATACACTCCAATTCTAGTAATTCTAGATGAGATTGATGCATTTAAGAGTGAGCAAGAGTTACAACGTAGCCATTCTTTGCGGAGTGAGGGAGCGGAAGGCGTATATAATACGGCTAAAGCACTAGTACAATCTAGGTTTCCGGGTCTAGGTAAGATCATTAGTCTGTCATGGCCACGGTTTAAAGGTTCATTTATTCAACGTCGGTTTGCCAATGGTAAGATGGAAAATAATACTTTTGTGGCGTGTAAAGAAAATGGGGACCCTTATGCTACATGGGAATTCAATCCATCAAAGAAAGAGATAGATTTTGCTGACTTCTATGCTACTGACCCAACTTTAGCCAAAGCTAGATTTGAATGTGATCCTCCCTATGCTCGTGATGCGTATATTAAAGATCCGCTACCTATTTTACGAACATTCGATGCTGAAATCGATAGTGTCGGTCAGATTGTGTGGGGCGGTTTAAAAGAGATACGTGATGAATCAAGCTTAATGCTTGGGGTTAAGTATTTTATTCATGTTGATTTAGGTCTAAGACATTCTAATGCTGCTGTATGTATAGCTCATCAGGGCTTAGAGCATGTAGAAATTGATTTAATTAAAGTTTGGGAACCACAAGTTGACCAAGATGTAGATTTTGGTGCCATTGAGCATTTTATCATCTCGTTACGAGATAAAGGTTTTAGAGTAGTTAATGTTACATATGATAACTATCAATCGGTTAACTCTCTACAAACATTAGCCAAACATGGTATTTCAGCTAAATATAAATCTATTGGTAGAGGGAGCCGAGAAGCTTACGATACGTTTAAAGATTTACTTTATCAGGAAAAAATTGATGGATATTTTGATAAAGAGACTATAGCTGAAATTTTGGCCTTAGATATAGTTTATGGAGATAAAATTGAAGCTCGACCTGGTATGAAAAAAGATCGAGCTGATGCCGTTGTAGGTGCGGTTCATGGTGTCTTAAAGGATCATGGAGTAGTTACAGGCATGCAAGCAATGCCCGGAATAAACTCTTTATTTGAAAATCCAGGTGCAGCTGAGCAGGATCAAAATAAATCACGAAATCCTTTACAGTCTACTTCTGGTACCGGTTGGGGACGAGATGCAGTAAAAGAGCGAATTGTTAGCAGTAGTTCCGATACATGTATTGTATGTCATAGGATTGGTGGTATAGAATATACTGATGAATTAGGAAATAGAGTATTTGAAGATGGTAACGCATTTAAAAAGATTTGTTTAGTTTGCAGCTCTAGGTGGTCTAGGTCAGACGGTGGGTGGTCTACTCTTAATCCACCTGATGAATACGCATTGACTGATATCATAGGAAGGTCTTAATGGGATTTGTTGATTCCTTGGCCAGTGCTCTGTCTAATAGGGGCCGAGATGGCTCCGTCGCATCAGCTAGCGACGCCATTGCATTGACTAGTACAGCAACTGAGAATCTAGGTAATTACCAGAGGGTTAATGGACTTCTGGGAACTTTAGATTCTTTGGTTAAGTCTGCGGAGACGGCTCAAGGTGCTACAGGACGGATGGCACCTCTAGGTCTTGATGCGATTATTCAGGACTGGGTTCGTCAACAATTCATTTATCGTCGTAGTATTCTTCAAGATTTATATGTTCTTGCTTATCAAGTTACAGAAATTCGATCTGTTGTGCTGGCGATTCTACGGGAAGTGTTTAGAAAAGGTTTTGCCCCGTGGCGTCAAAAGTTTATGCGTAAATGTGTTCAGTGCGGCAAAGAATTTGAAGAAGAAGACGATGAACATTGTGATACTTGTTTTGTTTTTGAGATTGTAGAACAAGAAGTTTATGATGCACATGATGATGAGATAAGACTTAAAAAAATCAGAAAATATAAAAGAGATGCCTCTGGACAGAAGATTCCAGTTAAGACTGAAGTTCCTGATTTTGCGCAGCAGAATGGTTTTGACGAGTTGCTGTCTAGTGCCAATAGCTTCCATCAGACTTTGTTAGATGTCCTTCATGAATTTATGACGGATATTCTTATTGCCGATGATGGTTTCTTATTGCTAAACAAAGAGTATAAAATTGATCCAATCAGCGGTAAAATTTTAAAACAAAAGATATTTGAGATTACTCGATTGCATCCAGCTCTAACTGAGTATGATATTGATCGTAAAGATGGATTGCCTGAGCGATCTCACTTTTTGTGCCCGATCCATAGAGAACAACAAACTCATACATCGCCCGGCAATTGTGATGTAATCGTGCCTGAAGGATTCAGGTGTAACAGTATATTACTTCCTGCCATGTATCGATATTATTGGCGTGGTCGTTATCGTTATTATCTGGCTGATGAGATTTGTCACGCTTCTTTCTTTAATCCTTCCAAGACTTATGGCTATTCACCTGTTCTAACTGTGTTTGAAAAGGTTCTAGCAATAGTTGGCGCAGATAGGACGTTGTATAGATATTGGTACGAGCGTCGTATTCCACCAGGGTTAATAATTACCTATACGGATGATCCTGAATCCCTTGAACAAGAAATTGAACGGGTTAAAACTCAAATGTTGAATGACCCGAATACTTTCCCATGGGTTGCGGCATCCGCTAGAAATAACCGTGGCAAGACTGACTTTATTAAGTTAGCGTACACGTTCCAAGAATTGGACTACCTACCTGTTAGGCAAGAGATTCGTGACCGTGTAGCTATGCTATGGGGCGTAACACCCCTGTTTACGGGTGATGCTAGTAGTGTTGGCGGTTTAACTAGAGAAACAGCTCAAACTGCTATGCATGACAGTTTAATTGAGTCCTATCAAAATGTTATTAATAGAAATATTATGCCTCACTTGTTAAAACAGCTCAATGTGTCTGATTGGGAGATGGAATTAGTTCCTCCTAAGGAGGAAACTGAAGAGATAAGTCTGGGTGTTGAAAAGCAACGTATTGAAAATGCGTTGCAAATGATGCAATTAGGCTATGAACCCGTCAAAGAAAAGGGCAAAGAGATTAGATTTAAGTTTAAAAAGGCGGAGCAAGCACCTGGTATGCCAGGGGCACCAGGCCAACTAGGCATGCCACAGCCAGCAATGGCAGGAGGAGCACAGCCAGCAATGGCTGAAGGTCAACCTCCCGCAACAGGTGGAGGAATGCCAGCTGATGTGAATCAACTTCCAACTCCGCCGCCTATTGAAGGACCAGAAGCTAATGCTAGTGGAGAAATTGACCCATCTGAAGATGATGAGGTTAATGCTAGTGGAGATATACGGCCATGACGCTAAAGCAAGAGCGTAAATATAATATCATTCTAAATAGGATCGATTATTACCTTAAACAGGCTGATGATTGGGCCTCTGTCGATGATTTAGATGACCTTATCTTGGCTGTATCTCCCACGTTTTACTTTAAAGATGTTTCAGATAGCACTATTTCTATGTTTAATGTGAGCGGTGATATCGCTCATGATTATTTATATCTCCAGATGCCGGAGAGTGTAACTGCTTGGGATTCTGCTCAACAAGCTGAGGAATCTGGTGTTTTTGCTGACCATATTAAAACGGTTGACAAACTAAATCGTCTTGGAGATGGCCTATTTCCTGATCAGAAAGACGGGGACCCAGTTAGTTCGAATACTAGAGAAGCTGCAGAGCAGATTAAGAATGCTTTAATTACTGGTAGTGACTATCTAGATTATAGTAAAGATGACCTTTTTCCTAAAGAGGGAGTTCTTTTACACGATGATCAAGCCGGTGCAATTCGTATTCAACGTGTTGATTCGAAGGATCCCAGCAAAGGCTATAACGTATTTCGCAATAACGCTAGTGTAGAGGGTGGTAAGTATTCTAAAGTTGCCCCATGGTCTGATAATGATCGTACCCAATTAAATAGTGATCCTATTACTAATTATTCAGAGGCTTATCAAGCTTCTAAAAAAGCACTGATTGCTGGCGGTATGGATGAAAGTGCAAAGCCGAATGTTAGTTTAGGACTTGGAGCAACACTTAGCCGACAGCGGATTCAGAGGGTATCATTTAAAGATAGTGGAATTTGGGATGCCGCTGTTAAAAAAGGTGGCTCAGTTAGCTATAAAACCTTATATGCGTCTAGAGATGGATTAAATCGAAGAAAGGCTATTTTTGAAGCTATTAATCGCTTTTCAGATCGCACAAAAGCAGGGTTTAAAGAGGGATATGATGCTGCAAAAAAGAGCATGCACGGTGCGAAGCCAGAAGGTTGGTTGTATAGAAAGAACCGACAGGTATATTGGGAAGAGCGGGCTAACTTCGCTACTGAATATGCTCAAGGTAACGCTGAATATGATAGATTAAATGCTCTTGCTGATGGAATGGAAGGTAATGAAAAAGCAAAGGCTAAACAAGCTGCTTGGGATAAGTGGCAAGAAACTGTCAAAAGTGTAACTGAGCAGGCTGAGTATATTGGTGCTACCTTTGATAATGTTCAAGAACATGTTGAAAAAATAAAAGCAGGGTCTAAAACTATTCTGCCTCCTGCTGATGGGTGGCCAGATGCTTATGGCGGGGCTAAGAGAGTTAAAGCTCTTCAACGTAATCTAGCATATTTCAAGTTAGACCGTTATGGATCAATTCAATATACTCTACCTGGAGTCCCACAAAAGCCATCACAGGCACCACAGTCAGAAGCTGCTCCTGCTGAAGGTGCTGCCGAAGATGGACAACCGGCTCCTGTTGAAGAACAAGGAGCGTTTCCTGCTGGCCTAATGCGAGGGGAAGGTAAAGTTCAACCTGTTGCTGGTACGCCTGAGCCTAGTACTGGACCTGGGCCTCAAATATCAGGTAAAGGAAATGGTGGTGGGACTGGAGCAGATGTACCTTCTAACCAGCGTGAGTATGCAACGAGTGCGCCTTATGGCCTTCCATTGCATCATGGTAAGTCTCGTGGTGAAGGTAAAATTTCATCATTTTATGATAAACGAGCTGCTAGGCAAGCTAAAGCCGCAATGGCAGAAAGAACTGGTCTTGTTGTCCCAGGAGTTGGAGCAAGTGAAAATCAACCTGGATATGGACAGGCAGTTGGTGCGCTTCAAGAAGAAGGACGTGCAATAGCTGCTGCTGGAGAAAATGAAATGGCTGAACCAATAAATGATTACAAACAAGCTGCTGAAGAAGAAGAGGCTAAGGCCAAACGTTCACAGGCTAAATCCAAGATTCGCACTGCAAGAGCAAATGCGAGGATGGCTAAAGCTAAGGCCAATGAAGCAGAAGCCAAGGCTAAGCGATCAGAAGCGGATTCTGGTGTTCATATAGCTGATATTTTAGCTAAATTAGATAATCGTATTACTAGGTTAAGCGCACATGAGGATCCAAAAATTTCTTTAGTGCTATCTAAGCTGGACGGTACGATTAAGTCTATAAATAAAGTCGCAGCGTTAAAGAAATAGTTCGTGGGGTAATTTATGTCTGTTACTTCTGTAATTGATAGGCTTGATGAATTAGTTGTCCAAACTGAGATAGCTGACTTAGCTAAGCTTGCTAACGGTTTATTGGAAAAAGCACCTAAAGGTGAGATTGCGGCAGGACATCGCCGTTATCCTCATTTAGTTCCTATGTATAGGACTGTTCATCGCACTAAGCCTCGTCCTATGGTACTTCGTGCTATACGTTGGGTTAATCCTAAAAGGATGATGCCTGGGGCCGGTCTTACAAGAGAAGAAATGGAGAAGATGTCTAAGGAGGAGCTATCTGATTTAATCGTTAAATTAAATGATTATCGTGGTGAAGCTCACGTTATTCACAATCGTTACAATCAAATGATTGATATGATTGATGCAGGCCAGCTTCCTTATTATATTCCTTATATAGGTGTGAATAAAGATAAGTGGATGTCTTTGCAGGATCACATGGATCGTGCTGTGCGTTTGAAAGAGGGTACTAAAAATTGGGAATCCGCTCTTGACCATCAAGCTTTAGAAATTAGAGAGATTCTTAATAAGAAGCATGATACTAAATTAGATGATATTGACGGGTTATGGGTAGATGCTAAAGGTAACCCAGCTGCTCCTAACTTTCTAGATGTTAAACAAGCTCAGGAAGCGAAAAAATTTCTTAGAGTGCAACGTTTATCTCCAGACGGTACACGGTTACTACTTGCTCCTAAGATATACGCTCGTCGTTTTATTGCCGTCCCACAGGCAGAAATACGTGCAGGAGAATCAGTCCGTATGCCTGCTGGGGGACAATTACGTAGGCCACGTGATCCAAGAGCGAGAGCATGGTTTGATGAACATGGTGGAGCCGCAGCTCATTTAATGCGTGTTCCTAGAGGATTTGGTGGAGGTACTGAAGATCCACGATTACGTCAACGTGGTCAACTTATCAGTTTTCCCGCTGGTCGTGAAAATCCTAACATTTTGACATTTGGTGAAGTTAGTGATAGCGATGTAGCTAATCGTAGAGAAGAACGATGGACACATCGTGGTCTAGCCCCTCATAGAGGGGCAGCTTCTCGTGGTAGGCAAGGTAGTATTCCTCAAGAAGGTCCTGCTCCTCATGGCAGAGAGGATCTTGGTGAGCGTGGGGAGCAGATACGTCCAAGAGGCAGGCAACGTGATGGCCGTGGGATGGCGGATATTGAGCAAGGTATTCGTCGTGTGCAACGGCAACGAGCACAACAGCGACAGGGAGCGGGTCAGGGAGCTGATCTTGGCGTTGTTCGACCAGAAGCTATTGCAGCTAATGAAGCCTTCAATAAGGCTGCGGCTAATGTGTTTGCAGCTAATGGCATAAATACTTCTGAATTAGACGCTATGAGAGCTATTAAAGAGGATGATATTGACCAAATCTTTCCTTTAGGTGGAGGAGTTAATAGATCAGCTACATATCAAATGCGGTTGCATGATGGTCGAAGATTTGTTTTTAAAGTTGTAGTAAATGAGCAAAAAGCTGAACTATTTGCTAATGTTATAGATAATATACTTGATTTAAATACACAGGCTCCCACAGTTATTGCTCCTGGTATGGATGTTATTTCAAATGCGTTTATTGCTGATCAGGGTATAGCACTACGTAATTTTGCAGAGGCCAGACACCAAGGTGGAGGGCACCTCCAAAAGTTTTGTGAGCCTAATTGTAAGGAATGGTCTAGGTTAGACTCTAACCGTAGACGAGAATTAGCAGCAAATGAGAATTTTAGAAACGAATATCACAGAAATGTTTTGTTAGATTTTATTGGCGGCAACTGGGATCGGCACGGTAGTAATTTTATGGTCTCAGAAGATGGTCATTTTGTTGGCATAGATAATGGTTTCCATATCGATGTTGCTAGAATACTAAAACCTCAGTTTAGTAAGAGTGAGATAGAAAATAGAGGAACTATGTTTTCTATAGCACACAAGGGTATTAATCAAGGTGGCAGGAGTCCTTTGAAGGGGTATGGTCCCGCTGGACTTGATATAGATGAGGAACTTGGTTCTGTATTTGACCGACATTTTGACCTAGGTAAAATTAATGATGTTCAGCGTGAATTTGGCATGGCCAATAGGATGGAAGGACGGGATCACGACTATATTAAAGCTGAATTTATAGCTGCAGCTCGTAAATTATGGCGTTAGTAATTTTATTGACTTAGTGTTGGTATCTATGGTATACTAGTAGTATATCTTAGTAGGAGATTAAAAGTATGACAAATGTATGGATTTTAACTAATGCAGCTAGCGAAGACCCGGATGATTGGAAAACTAAGATTGCAGCAGTAGTACTTCCTAATAAGAAAGTAATTTCAAAATACGAAGACTATATTGATTTGTTGACTCAACAAATCAAAGAAGCGCAAGAATTTTGGGAAGAAGACGGTAATACTGGTCTGGCAGATATTGAAATAATATATGAATATCTAGATGCGTTGCATACTAGTCCATATCATCTAGGTGGAGTAGTTTCCATAGAAGAGGCTAAAGAATATGTTAAACTAAGCGGTGGAATTTAATGTCTGACGATTTATTGATTAAAGCAGAAGAAGCCGATGCTGATGAAGATGAAAAAGAAGAGGATAAATACCCTGAGATTTGGTTCATCTTTGATGGGGTAGGCACATACTTGGGCCAAGTTGCTAAAAATGCGACGGGTAATTTTCACGCTCAAATTACTAAAGATGAGCGTAATGAATATTTTGATGAAATGTTTACATTTTTACGTCCGTTGGGGTCTAAAGGCATAGAATCATCCGCAAGTGTTTTAATAGTAGATGTGGATAAGGAGGAAGCTTTAGATGCTATAACGGGTGCTGGGTTTATGGCAAAGAAGGCTACTGGTAAAGATCACGATGAATTGATACGGGAATTAGATAAACTACAAACTGTTAAAGGTGGGGAGAGTAAGAAATACAAATGATAGCTAAACTAATGGACAAAATTCGACCTCAAGCATTTATTGCGGTGGTGATTCTGGGCGGCGTTGCGGCATATGCAATGTACATGACACAAAGTGAGATAGCTGCTGGTGCGACTGGTGGTATCGTGGCTCTGGTAAAGGACATCATTCAGACTGATAAGTGATATGTCCATACTTTCTGATCCAAATAAAATATTATTACAGATAGACTATGTTCTATCTAAGCAAGCTGCTCAACAGTTACCTAATGTTGAAATTGAGCGGGAAGCTCCACTTGTCGGTCCTGAGGCTGAAAAATTTAAGTTCGAAGATAAGCCAGTGTCTGAACAAGCTGGAGAATCTCCCACTGGAAAAGTTAGAACTAAGATTTATGAGTTAGTCCACCGTGGTGGTCGTACTTTTGAAAGAGCCAGAACTGCTTGGGTAAATCCTGATGTCGCCAAGAACCTTGAGCAACGAAAGCGAGCCTCAGATTGGATTAGAACTTTAGGTAACTATCTTCCTATCTATTTTGTAGGTGGGTATGTTAGAGATAAATTCTTTAAAAAGATTTCTAAAGATATTGACTTAGTTACGTTAACTTCATTAGATGAAGCTAAAAACATACTGAATTCCATAAATATACCTTTTAAGGAAAGCCATAATTCTCATGCTAGACTTAAATTTGAAGTCGGTGGCATGAATGTAGACCTTATATCTACAACTCCAGATGAGTTATTAAATAACCTACGTAATAGGGATTTTACTATCAATGCTATTGCCCAGTCTGTGACTGGGCAATTTTACGATCCTACTCGTGGCATGGAAGATATTAAATTAAAGTGGTTGAGATCTCCCAATAATGATAGTAATAAATCCTTTAAAGCGGATCCGATTAGAATTCTTAGAGCTGCTAGATTTTTAGCAGATTTTCCAATTAAGCCGCATGGAACCTTATTAAAAGGATTAAAAGAGACTTCTGATGTTTTATCGAAATCAAAAAAACATCGTATAGGATTGGAATTATTTAAGATTCTACAGACTGAAAAGCCTTGGATAGCTATGCAATTTCTAGCTGATAATGGTCAGTTAAAGCATATTGCTGCTGATCTAGCTAAAGAGATTGGATTTAAACAGATCGGATCAGAACGTAAACACACCGATGTGTGGCAACATACTGTAGCAGCTTTGAAAAATGCTAATAGTGATGATGCCATTTTAAATCTAGCCATACTTTGTCATGATATCGGTAAACCTCAGACGGCAACGGAGAAAAATAGGCATTTTCCTGGACATGATAAAAAAGGCTCAGAGATTACTACGGCTTTATTGAAGGATTTAGGGTATTCTCAAGATTTAGTGAAACGAATATCCAATATGGTCTTACACCATCTGTTCCTAACTAAGGTTGGCTTAGAGGGTACAGATGAACAATATCAGAAAGTAGTTCTAACCTTGGGCGGCGACATCGATCGTTTTTTCAAACTTATGAAAGCTGACGGCGAAGACCACAAAGTTAGAGATGAAGCGTTACTTGATAAGGTTGAAAAACGTATGAGACGAATTAAAGCTGATAAGCCTGAACAAGCTGGTAAGAAGACTTTAAGTAAGTCCCAATCTGTAAATTTATTAGATTTTTCTATAGATATTCTTCTTCAAGATGAATCGACTCAAGATGAAGGCCGTCAGTATGATCCTGAAGGTTTTCATGTTGGACCACGGCACGGTAAATACTTTAAACCGGGTGAACGTGAGGCTGGTGGTAAAGAGGTTGAAATAGTCCAAGCTCCTGAAGCTGCACCCGAAGAAGATAAATGGGCTGCATGGAGAAAAAAGACTGAAGGATTTATTCAAGGCTTACTTGACCCTGAATCGGGTACAGGATTTTTTGGTAGTTTTAAAACTAAACAGGTTAGGATTCCTTGGGAAGATGATAATAGAAAGCAAGATCCTAATGGTCATGTAAAAAGAGTGATGATTAGTGGTAAGCAACATGCTTTGCTTTTTGATAATCTTGAGAAATTATATAAGTCTAAATATCGCAAAAATCATATGCCAGTTGGACCTGGCGGCGGTGGTTACAAGCAACGTGCGGGTTTTGACGGTAGTCTTTTTGGTGGAGATGAGCGTCAAAAATTTAGGCTAGAACAATTTCCTAATGGGGCTGCTAATCTTGAACTATGGGATGGCACTAGACAAGAGGCTGGTGTAGGTAAAAAGGCGCAGGAAGCAGAACAAGTAAAAGAACAAGCACGAGATGAGGACCCATTGACCGATCATTTTGGTGGTGAAGTCCCACAGGTTCTTATACAAAATTGGATGACAGATTTTATGAAAGTTCCTGGTAGAGTGCCTGATGCAGGAACCATCGTAGAAATGGGAAAATATTTAGCATCTAAACAAACAAAAACCATACCAAAAGAATTTGCAACTCGATTAGGGGATTTGTCACAGTATTTAGATATTGAAAAATCCCAAGCAGTAGCCTATTTAGAAGAAATGTTAGAACTAGTTGGCGATAATGCCTAAAGCTGGACGACCTAAACTTCTACAAAAAGAAGGCCATCATCGTCATGATGGCTATTCTCGTTGGCATGCTATTGACCAAGTGCACAGACCGGGTCTTCATCAACATCTACAGAAGAGTAGTGTAGTTATACAGGACGCACCATTGGATTCAACTGTTAATAGTCCAGCCGCAGAAATTTATAATTTAGTCGTATCTTTAGAAAAAATGGAGTATGGTAAGGCTTTATTATTTGAACTTCAAAATGCTATACAAACTTTAATGCAAAATAGGAAACTAAAAGACGAAGTTCGTATGCATAGAGAAGAACGTAATGAACAATCAGCTTTAGGCGATGCTAATGATGCTGAGGATCGAGAACCTAATACATATGGACTGCCGTAATAAGAAATTAGGTGTTTACAGAAATGAAAAATGATACAGACCTACAGACATTGGTCAGTCTTCTTTCGTATTTGAAGAAACACGAAGAATTTGAAAAACGTGAGAAACCTTTATCTTTTACTGACGAAACACAACGCAAACTTCATGAAAGGCTTGGGCCTCCCAATAAACCGATTTATCCTGAAGACTTATCTAGGGCACGATATCGGACAACTTCTGTAGGAAGTGGTACTCCTGGGAGTACTACATCAGGTAATATTCCTGATGTTTCTGATGAAACATCAGAGGGGACTGAGGATTCAGAGGGTATCATTAAACCGTATAAGCACTATCATTCACATGGTACAGAAACTGGTCCTAGAGAAGGTAAGTTTGATACGGTGGGGGATACTCCAGTAGAGTCAGTTACAGCACCTGATCCTTCTGGTGCTGCCCCAGACTTCATAACTGATGAAGAAGATGCAATCCTACAGTGGTTTCAGGATGAAAATTGGTCTCTTTCTGACATAAAACAATTGCTTGAGGATTGCACAGCACCTTCTGCCCGTATTAATAAATCTAATGAATATCCTCTTTTGAAGCTTTTCAAAAGATTAGGAATTTAATCAAGAACCTAATACTTATGGGCTATCACAATAAATAAGTTAAGGTTAATTACAATGTAATCAATTTTCCAAATTGCTCATTAAAAGTATTGACTGATGTACCTTATATGGCTACAATCTACCTTTGGTAGTTGTAGCCATTAGTATATGTAACCTGGATGACGATGGATTAAGGAATGGCTGAGTTAGATAACGTAGAAGAATTGATAGCAGCTAGAGTAGAGATTGAACGTCTTAAAGCTAAAACCTCTACAACACTGTCTGGAACGGAATTTCTCACATTACTTTTCGTATTGCCAATAATTCTGAGTTTCGTCTGTTTAGGTATAATTATTGTATGGAAAACGACATCAAATCCGTCAGAAGTTGCACCTCATCTTGATATCGTGCTTGTGGCCATGGGCCTGTTCTCAGGTCCGGTGACGGCTTTCGTAGCGACTATGGCACAGCGTTTAGTAAACGAAGGCAATAAATCAGCGGGGGATTAAAAAATGCAGATACTTGCAATTGGCGGTGCTATCCAAGGTATGCAGAATTGGATAGCTACTTTAGGGGTTCCCGAATCTTTAGCGTTCATCCTGACGGCTGCAATATGGGTGTTAGGCGCAACGGTATTCAGTGTAGGATTGATGATTCTTCTCTGGCGTTACCGTAAAATTCTACTACGTAACCGTGACCTAAAGCTGAATAAGTTTACAGCTCCACGACTTCCTGGCGTTAACTTCCTAAACGCTCTGCGAATACCAATTCCGACATTTAGATTTGATTTGAGTGGGTTCAAGGGCATTGGTATGGCTATGGGTGTTGTGGGGTTTGCGTTTACCTTAGCCTTTACCTTTGTAATTGCTGGCACAGATGATACTCCGGTCTGGCCTGAGGCTGGTGCGGAATATCCTCTGCCGGTGGTGCAAGGTGTCAAGCTGGAACCTGACCCGGAAAACCCGGCAGACGCAAATCAGACTTTGAAGATTAATTTAGCGGCGGGAGTAAGATTATCGTCCCTTACGTTAAATAACTTAGATATGGGTAAAACAGGTCTTACAGACTGCCTCGAAATCACCAGAAAGCAAGGCAACTCGTCAGGTTGGCTGTACGTGGATAATTGGACTGCTACAGGTGTTTCTGCTCCAAGTGCGGACTTTGCTAATGCTGAAATAGCCAATCTATCGTTGGGAGCCTATGTCGATGGTCATACAGTAGAGGCAACTATTGACTCTACAATCACGGATTTACAGATAAATTCAACCCGTGGTGCTGGCGAGTTTAAAGCTGAGAACAGCGTAGTTGACCGTGTTTTAATAGTTATGGCCGGAGATGCTGTGATCGATAATTTCGTTATGACAAATGTAGATTGTTCGGTGGGCGGCTGGAATGTCGATTATGTGAAAGCAGGTCATTTCACATTAGATAATACTTCGACATTTGGTGATGGCGATGGAATCGATACTGCTGACTTCGTAATTAATGATACGGTTAAAACTAGGATAATGACTGATAACTTGGTTGATACTCCGATTACGGTTAAGTAATCATTTTATCGCTCTTGTAGGTTTTATCTAGACGGTGGTGAAATAATGTTGGGTAGGATACGCCCTCAGATCTTAGTTGCTATCATATGCGCTACTATATTTAGTATGTTTGCATGTTGGTTGGGCTATAAAATGGATGCTACCGAGATTGTGACCGCTATAGTGGGAGGTATATTCGGATTTCTTGGCGGTGTTAGTCTCCGTATCATAGAATCTGAAGGGACACAGTAGTGTTAAGTACATAATAAAAATGTTAGAATAATCGGATGGGGAATCAAATATAGATTGGCTTCCCGATAGGACGGCGTAACAATAAGGAGAGGTTATGGTAATCAATAATGAAGAGTCAGTACAGGAAGCATCGGGAATGGTTACGGGTGAAATTAACGAAGATCCAACAAACGTGGATTCTGACAACGAGAAGCGGGGTCGAGGTCGTCCCGCCGGTTCTTTAAATAAGTCAAATGATTCCAATAAGCTAACGTCTGAAGTGTCTGCTCTTAATGCTAAGATTGAAGATCTTAATTCTAAAGTTGAAGCTTTACAGAATCAGATTAATAGGCAATTGACAGTTCAGAATGTGTCAGAACCTTCAAATCAGTCAGAAAAACGATTGACGGTAATCCAGGCTTGGGTAGAGGCTTTCCATCAGTTCTTACTTACCAGTCGTATTACTAATTCGGCAGATAGAGCGGCTGAGGATGAACTGGCTTTGATTATCCGACATTTGCCAGATAATTCTCCTATAGCTGATGCCGAGGGGTAGACCTAGAAAAAATCCTTCTCGGCCTATGGATAGAACTCGTTCTATCAAAAAAACGGCATCCTTTTGGAATAGATTGGCACGTCAGGAGCCAAATAATGCCGAAATGACATTATTTGGCATCCTTTGCTATATGGGTCTAGAGTATAGATATACTGGTAATGGACAATTTATATTAATGGGCAAATGCCCAGACTTTGTACATGTAAAGAATAGAAAAATTATTGAATTTTACGGCGAAAGATGGCATAGACCTGAAGAAGAACAACAAAGAATCGATTTATTTGCTAGAAGTGACTATCAAGTTTTGATAGTATGGCAACGGGAACTGTCTCCAAGAAATAGAAAAAGACTATATAATCGTTTGTTGGAGTTTGATAAGCTGAATGACATCGTTAGACCAGTTTTTAATGAAGCAGGGATGCCAACGCTGTAAGGGTCCTGTTGTTGTCGATTCAGAGCAATTACCAGATCGTACTTATGAATTAGTTTGTTTGCACTGTGGCAATAGAAATTTTCCACAAGAGATGGAAATTGCAGTCAATATGATTATGAAAGTAAGAAAAGGTTTATAGATGCTAGTTGAGTTAGCAGCTATAGTGGGTATCGCTACAGGCATCATTGCTATCATTGGTATGATATATGGTTTTGGTTTTAAATTTTCTAGCCTAGAGACAAAAGTTAATCTTATCTGGAGTGTGTTTGTAGAGGATGCACTACGAGGACAAGTTAGAGCCGGTACGATAACGCACAGCTCTCCTTATCATATCCAAAAGATGCGTAGGACTGAAGGCGGTGTGGATTTAGGAGAATTAATTCCACCTGAAATATATGCTAAGCTTGAAAAGAAGAAATTTAGATCAGACCAAGAAATGGCTCTTGCTTTTATCAAATTAAAAGGCATGCCTACAATATTGAATGACAGTGGCAACTTATCCATTACTGTTCAGGAATACTTAGCTTTTATTTGTGTAGAACTTACTTCAAGACAAACTAGTTCTTAAAAGTAGCCTTCATAAAAAAGGAGAGGCTTTTGCCCCTCCCACCTTCTTGCTATTATACTACTTATTTTATCTTTTAGCAGGTATTACAGTTCTTAGCTACCTCCTTTTTTTATTCTTAGAGATATTATACCTCTTGCCAGTAGGGTTAATCCATAGTTTATCGGATGCGTTCTGAATACTTAGTTATTTCACTAACTCCGATAATAATTCACTCATGATGCTCTCACCTCGATCCCTTTGTTTTTGGCCGTCCAGCACTTCCATCAATATGGATCGTTTTTCTTCTACTAACTTTGCCATCTTCGAGTCTATGCTGTTCTCCACTTGCATATAATGAGCCACCACACCACGATTTTGCCCTATACGGTGTAGTCGGTCTTCCATCTGTTCTTCAATACCGGGAGTCCACTGACGCTCTACAAAGAGAGCATTACTTGCTGCGGTAAGTGTTACTCCCATGCCCATAGCGGTGGAGGCTAAAAAGACCATGCAATTTGCATTGTCTTGAAATTGATCTACTTGTTCTTGCCGTGCACTGTTGGGGGTACGACCATCCACTTTGACATGTATAATACCTTTCTTTGTTAAATAGTCGTCCATCTTATCTAACACATCGTGGTGGTGTCCAAATACGACTAATTTTTCTCCAGCCTCTACGAAGCTTTGGATGATGTCTTCTGCCGCTTCAGCCTTAGCTAGTCCAACTAAATGGCGTAAATAATTTAACTTAGACAGTAACCACATATGATTGTCATTATATTCTTGTGACACTGGACCATCGTCATTTAATGACTGTAGTGTGTTAACTAGATCATTCTCAGCTGCCATATAGTCCTGATAGTAGCTTCCCGGCATATCTACAAATATGTCTCGTTGAACCTTTTCTGGTAATTCTTTTAGTACCTCGTCCTTTCGTCTTCTAATCATTAATGGCTGTAATAGGCCACGTAATTCATCTATACGTGATGATCCTTTAAAAACGTATCCAAATCCATTGTTATAGCCATTACAATAGCGCATCCCAAACTTGAATTGAGATGGAAATTGTTTGGGACTGATGATGTTCAAGAACGTGAAAAATTCAATTGGACGATTCAAGATTGGTGTACCCGATAGTCCTACATTGAATTTAGACTTACGGCTTATTTTCTTAGCTGATTTAGTTCGTTTAGTGGATTTTTCTTTTAAGTGGGTAACTTCATCAAATATGACGATTTGAAATTTACGTGCTAACAATTGTTTTTCGATATTCTCACGCCAAATTAAATCATAGTTGATTATAACTACATTAGCGTCAGGGTCTAATGTATCTTTACCTGAATCTAGAATTTGAATTTGTGAATTTGGCAACCACTTTTCTACTTCTCTATACCAATTACGTTTAATAGAGGCTTGGGTGATGACTAATATAGGACGAGCATTTGGATGTAATGATAGCCAAGTTAATGCTTCAATAGTCTTGCCTAAGCCTGGCTGGTCACCTATCAATGCGCCTTTAGTGTCTAGCCTGGACTCTAAGAATGCTACGGCTATCTCTTGGTATGGATAGAGTGGGAAAGGCGGGTTAAGACGTTCCTGTACCTTATCCAACATCTCTATGCCCCGTCTCGTTTCCAAATCAGTACGCTCTTTGGCATGAGCTATGTCTTCAATGGATGGTTGGGTAGAGGTTAAATTGACGTAATCATGGATGACATCGGCAATATTAGGATAATAGGTACGAACCATTTCAGCTGCTGTAGTAAGAAATGGGTCTGGGATATACCAACCTTTATCATCTGGTTTGTACTCTCGACCAGGTATTGTTTTGATGTCGTCTATTAGTTCTTTGTTATATGGAAATTTAACTATCATATGACCTTGCTCTTTGATTGTGGCTCCCAGTATTCCTTTTTCACGGTAAAACGCCTGTATGTGGCCCTGAGGGCCATTATGGGCCTATTCTATCTCACCTCTCAAGCCTTGTAAGAATCTATCTTTTACGTCTGAAGGTAACATGATACTCAAGTGTCCTAAATTGCCTTCTATAGTTTTGGTGACGTAGTCACATTCATCACATCTATAATCAACAGCAAGACTTAGGGGGTCATTATCGACCAACCGAGTCTCACATCCACCACAGGTTACCTGATAGAAAATCATAGATTCAGGATATTGGTCTTTGAACTCCTTCACTTCGTTCATTATTTTTTGTATGTGATTATCAGATAGCATTTCTTGAATGCGTTCTTCTTGTTCGCCTTCGCACCTAGTGTCATTCCAATTCATATTCCTACCTTAGGGTGTAATTCATTCAGCTATTTTGTTACTCTCTATTTCGCTTAATTCACTCTCTTTGTTTGATATTCTCCCTAGTCACGGTTCATTCCTGTTGCCTGGCACTCTCTTCCATGTGAATTCATTCAAAAATACTGTCACTATCTTGGGCCATAATTCATTCAGTTCTATTGTTACTATTTTCCCGCCTAATTCATTCCACTTATATGTCACTCTCGGTTCTAGTGATTCATTCGTTTTCTATGTCACTATCAAGGTTCAGGATTCATTCATATCGGTACTTTTAATACCTCTGGTTATTTATGGTACCTGAAGTTGAATTTCCCATGATGCTGTACCGCCGACAGCTAGACCTATCTCTATATTTGGCACTTCCGCATTAAGATAGGGCAATAATTTTTCATTGTGTTCATTTAGGATGGCTCGTGTAGGCAACTGCCTATATTTATCTTTATATTTTTGAATAGCCTTAGCCATGTCCTCAGCTTTTAATTCCATTGATTTATTTGATACTTGGTAGACCATGTACCCTTTATCCCCAAATTTTTTTATGATTTCTTTAAAGCCAAGAATTGGCTCTAAAGTATATTCAACCTTAGGAAGATCAAGTTGAGTGGTATTTCTAGGTGTAATAGGTTGTTTACGTCTTGATGTAGTAGGAGCAAGTGTATCAAGAGTAGTAGGTTTGGTAGGAGCCGTCTTTACAGCCTTCACTGCGACCTTAGGCTTAGTATGGTTACCGGCAGGTCGTCCACGTTTGACTATAGTGGACTCTTTAGGCTTGTTAGTGCTACCGACAGGTCGTCCTCGTTTTATGGCTTGAGCTTTAGGTTTATTCTTACTACCAGCTGGACGGCCTCGTTTTTTTGGTGTAAGAGTCGTATTGGATGTTTCTTTTATCATGTTTTTCTTGCACTTCTTTAATTATTTGAATTATGTGATCTTGGCATACCCAAAGTCTATTGCCTGGAGCGACAGAGAGCAGGCCAATACTGACCTGCTTGCATTGAGAATTATCACATTTTTGTTCCGTAGGCATACTACTCCGAATTGTTTTTTAGGTCTTCCAGTTTTTGGGCCGCATCCTTGAATTTCTTTTCAAGATTATGGATTTCTAAATTTCTTGTTATTGCCGATTGTTGCTTCTCTTGATTATGTGCCCTAGCCTGTTTAGTTAAATTTTCGTTGGCTATCGTCAATAGGGCATTATCTTCAGTCAAGTTTTGTATTTGAATCATTAAATCGTTTTGTTCTTTAACCAATGGCTCATTCATTAATTGTTCTATGCGTTTCTTTTGGGAGGCTATAACTTTGTCCTTCTCTATAATAGTATGGCTTTGGCCTTCCATTTCTTTGAGAAACGACTCCTCTTGATCAATTCGATTTTGATCTTGATTCTGAAAGTCTACGACCTGTTTTTGAAGGTCTACAACTTGTTGTTGTTGTGTGGCAATAAACGCATTTAATCTATCGTATAGGTTTGACCATGTGGATACGATGCCCTGATAATCATCAGTCTCGACAGTATTGTTTGTGTCCTCGTGTGTTAAATGTTCCGATGTAGTATCAGGTTGGACTTCAACTGTAGGATTGTTTTTGGCATAATACCGTTGAAGTACTTTGTTAGATTTTACATTCGGCAATAACAAGACAGGTACACCTAATCTAGGAAGTCCCTTTTTGTCTCGAATTCGGTTGATTCGTGCCAGACCGTATGCAGTTAAATCAAAAGACCCTTCAACCAATATACCCTGCTGAGGTACCTTTTTACGTAGTGTAGGCAACGTTGCATTTAGTACCTCTCGTACTGATTTGATACTGCGTCCTACCGTCACAGCAGCAGCATTTAATGCTCTGATATGGATATTTTTAGATGATTCTGGAGATTCCCAGCAATTTACCCAACGGGCATCATTATGGGTCACCAGGAAACGTCTGCCTACATCCTGTGTGGCTCGTATTTGCAGGTATACGTCCATGACAGTTTTGACATGTGATGGCCTCCATTGTTTGCCATGGTTTCTAGATTTAGGAACATCTATTTGCCATGGCCACTCTGATGGATGATTATCTCGTACATGATTTGCCAGTAATTTTGGTGAACCATAGATATTGGATGCTTCAGTATTTTTAGTGCAGACCTCACAGATGTACCTCCGACGAGGTACTTGTTCATGTTGTGCATCAATCGGAGTAGTTGGTGAGGGGGCCACTACGGGGTTGGAGGCGGTCTTTTGACTTAGTTTGGATGCCACGGTATTAACTATGCTCGTATCTTGTTTGTTTGGAGATAGTTTATTGAGAAAATTAGAAAATGAAATTCTTGGCATTTTGATTGAGCCATCCTTATATATTTAAATCTATTGAATGTATCATAACAGATTGTCAACTCTTAGTCAAGAGTAAGTCAATACTAAGCTATTTAGCCGGTTATTCGGGAACTTAAATTAATGGCCCATGGCCCAAATAGTGTTGCAAATCCAATAATATCTCCGTCCTTTCTACCGACGACCATGTCCCCTTCAAATTGCGGCAAGTAGATTACATCACATCCGTAATCTTCTAATATTGAAGACATTGATTTTTCTTCATTCTTTTCTGTGAGTTCCCACCCATAGCCTCTATTATATAGAAATATATAAAGAAAACGATATTCTACGCCAGTTGGCATTCTTCACCACTCAGTAATAATGAATGTTCCACATGCTTTACTATCTGGTCCACTTTCTGACCACTCCATAAGATGCCTTTGTCCAGTGGCTACAGTCTGTATCTTTGCAATAGAGAAGCGTACTGCTTTATTATGCTGTTCTGCGATTATAATTTGCACTATCTCATCTCTATCGTCTGGAGCCATATCACGAACCTTATAATCATGTTGAGCTGCTTGTTCTAAAAAGGGAGTAGACCAAGCTTCTATCACTAAAGCATACGCTATGGCGTGGCACTTACGTAGTGTCTCTACTATTACTGCCGGGATATCTTCTTTGTCAGTAGTTACTCCATAAATTTCTATTTCTTTTGGAGTAGCTACTAAGAGTGTTGGCAACAATTGGTCGTAAAGACCTATATTAATTTCAGCTCCTACTTTAGCCGCCGTTTGCAACTTTTGAAGTATTAACTCATCGACCATTATATTTTACGTCGTGACCGTCCTCTACAAATTCGACTACAATAAATCTTGGAATTTTTTTGGGAGATACGCCTGTAAGCTGAAGTCATCACTGTTTTAAACATTCCACAAGTTGAACATTGAAATGTAGTCTTTCCATTTGGAAACTGGCATTTGTGATTACAGAACTTCAAACGTCTATTAGATAGAGTCTTATTACATGTAGCACATAACGGTAGTGGTGTCGATATTCGGGCTAATGATTTTGTTGCTAGGTTAGCCGTGGTGAGAATTTGTCTTACTCGCTCACGTGTTAACTCTACTTTTTCACCAATCTCACGCAAAGTAAGCTCTGGAAAATTTTCACGTAAGTATATAATCTCAAGACGCTTAGATGATTGTCCATAGTTATGAAAGGATGTTCGTTTATCTATTTGAATCATAGGGACATTCCTTTGGTATCTAGTTCAATATCCATTGCGCCTGTCTCATCCATAGCAATATCAGTAGTGAAATGTACAGTAGGTGCATATGTTTCTTTGACAGTGAAAGGGGGAGATTCGGCTAAGGTATTAGACGAATCAACTAGTGTGGCTTGTTGAATTTCCAATCCAACCAGTGATTTTGTTATGGTATCGACGGACCAATCTATTACATTAGAATCTCTATCATCCTTAACCACCCATCCAGTTAGTTCCACCTTATAGAGTTGTTTACCCATTATTAGCCTCCTGCATTAAAGTTTTTATTTGTTCTTCTAATAACTTGATCTTAATTGATTGTTGATTTACGGATACTTCTAAAGTAGATATTTTAGTAGTAAATTGTATCTTCTCTTGCTCATAAGCTGCTCTTAATTGTTCTAATGCCTCTAAATATGTCATAGCCATTAAATATTAACATTGGGTGGCATATCTAAATCTTTAAGATTGAATTCTTCTGGTGCTTCTATGGGAGCAAAAAACATTTCCCGTTCCTTTTTACGTATTTGAATCGCCTCAATCTGTTCGGTTAATTCTTCTAATGTAATCCAGGTTACTATTTCACCAGAGCCGTTGCATGCGACACAATCTTGTTTCAGCCCTAGACATGTCCAACAATTGTCTTTTAATTGAATCTTTATCACACTCTTACCTCCAGTCTAACGCATATTACTTTAAAGCTATCAGCATTAAAATCATACGATTCTATTAAAATGTTGGTGTAGGAGCAATAAAATCAGAAGTATCAGCCCTGTTTCAATCCAAGAAATTGGTAATATGAATACACCACATACAGCAATAAGCATACAGATTTTATAGAGCATCAGATTTGTCCTAACTTTTAATGCATTGAAAGATAAATCTATCGTGATTTCTTCCAGACTCGTTATCTAGTCTCAAGGGCATCTTTATAGCTGGCATTTTCTTTGGTGATCTATTAGGACGCTTTGGTAAATCGCCTCGACGCACTGAATCCCAATATGCATTAGTGCTGCAACTATGAGAGCAATAGATTATTTTTTGATTATGTTTTAATTGTGCTCTATTTAATTGTGCTTTATGTTGACTTTTTCTTAGTTGAAAGATTTTATCACAATAGGTACAAACCTCATCTATGGATGTATTCGTTGGTCGGCATTCTACATGATATTTATTATACGTACCTTTTGGCATAATCGTATTGCATGTAAAGCATATATGAGGTGGCCTAGTGGCTCCCGTCGCCATGCTTGCTCGTTTTAGTATTTGACGTACACGCTCTTTAGTCAGTCCAACAATATTGCCTATAGCCAATAATGTCATATCAGGGTTATCGTAACGTAGTTGTGTTACCACTTGATACCTATATTTAGATGTCTTCATATTTCTCCGAGGTAATCT